ACCGGATGGCCGCGCGATTTTTTCCCCCCCCTACGTGGCGCTCTGGTGGCCGCGCGATCTCCCTTGGTGCCCCCTGGTGCCCTCTCCCCTTTGTGGTTTTGCTCCCTTCGAATCCAGTTGAGCGCTTTTTTCACGTCCGCGAAATGAGTTGAGCGCATTTTTTGAGTTCCGTGGACTGGGTCAACCCACTTTAATTTGAATTAAAGTGTACAAACTCTTTTGATCCAATCATTTCGCGCCTGGCGCATTTAGATATCGATTTAAGAACTTAGTGGCGAAGTTGTTGGGTGACCGTTGAACTATATGTGGGACCCATTTGTTGTGAATAGATATGGGCCTCGTGTTAGAATGACCCATTGTACCATGCTTATTTACGTGGACCAATTAAATATGGACTGTGGAGTTTATTAAAATGGTTATGATATTATGACATGCCTATTTAAATGCGGTATCCATCGAATAATATATGACGTCTATGTATTTATAATATTTTATTTGAATAGTTGTAAATATGTACCCCACAAAATATAAACGTGGGTGGTCGTCTACTAACCGTCGAGTTAATTATCGTAACCCTGTTTACAGACGTCCTTATGGTGGTAAACGAAATGATTGGAAGCGTCGAGCGAGTACGACGACCAAGACCCATGATGAAGGAAAGATGTCAGCCCAGCGGATACACGAGAACCAATTTGGGCCTGAATTTGCGATGGGCCACAATACAGCGATATCCACTTATATCACATTTCCTCCCCTTGGGAAAACCGAGCCCAGTCGATGTCGGTCCTACATTAAGCTTAAACGGCTGCGTTTTAAGGGAACTGTTAAGATTGAACGCGTTCATGGTGATGTGAACATGGACGGTGCTGGTGCAAAGACGGAAGGAGTCTTTTCTTTGGTGATTGTGGTCGATCGTAAACCACATTTGAGCTCATCTGGAAGCCTTCACACATTTGACGAGTTATTTGGCGCGAGGATTCACAGTCACGGGCAGCTTGCCATCACTCCATCTTTGAAAGACCGGTTTTACATACGTCACGTTGTTAAACGTGTGATATCAGCCGAGAAGGACTCAATGATGGTTGACTTGGAAGGAACGACGTCGTTGTCTAATAGGCGATTTAACTGTTGGTCCACTTTTAAGGACCTCGATCATGACACATGTAATGGGGTTTATGCTAACATAAGCAAGAACGCCCTCTTAGTTTATTACTGTTGGATGTCTGATGTTCCGTCAACGGCATCGACATTTGTATCATTTGATCTTGATTACGTTGGCTGAATATGAAGATTATATATTTAATATCTATTTTGTAACCAATTTTCAACTATTTTATAAAAGGAGAAGCAAAACCAATCTACTACGCTCAAAATTCGTAGAATTTAATATTTATTGCAAAGACTTTGGTTGGGAAGGAGTACAGTTATTGTTAATACACTCTTGGGTCGCTGTTCTAACAAGCTCGTTTAATTGGGCCATGGACATTGTTATGTTGGATTGGGTCCTCTGAGCCCCAATTAAGGATGCGGAGTCCCCTGGATCCAGACTGCTGGTCCCAAGTCTGTGTAGTTGTCTGTATGGATGAGTCGCGTTCTCTATGTCAGATTCCGCATCTGACTGGTTGATCCCTATAGCACTTCTGACGGCCCATGACTCACCGGGCCTTAATTCTATTGGGCTGTGCAACCCAAATCCGGATATGGATGTGGACCTGATCATCTTTCTCTCAACCTTCCCGTACCCCACGTGACTGAAATCGATGTCCTTGTCGGTGAACTGCTTGGAGAGTATTTTCACCGTCGGTGCACGGTAAGGTATATCGACGGAGTGCTTGGCCGTCGACAATTTCAGTTTCCCTTTGAATTTCGCGAAGTGGGTCCTCTGATGAACATTCGTGTCACTTACCCGGTAGTACAATTTCCATGGAATTGGATCTTTAAGGGAGAAGAATGACGAGGAAAAGTAGTGGAGATCTATGTTACAGCGAATTGGAAATGTCCACGAAGCCTGCAACGATTCGTTGTCCGTCATCCTCTTGTCATGGATCTCTACTACAACTGACCCTACGGCGTTGATGGGTACTTGTTGCCTGTATTCTATGACGCAGTGGTCGATTTTCATACAGCTGCGACTGAGTCTGGCGCTTAATTGAGACGCCGTTGAAGGAAAATGTAGCATAATCTCGGTTAGATCATGAGAAAGCTGATACTCATCACGGTGAGATTCTATGTAATTAAATGCGTTTGGTGGATTAACTAACTGTGATTCCATTTACGAATTACTACTAGAGGAGGATTGGCCGCGCAGCGGAGATGTTTGGGTGAAGTGAACAGGGTAAGAGAAAAAGCCTGGAGAATTCTGGGTAAAGTGGGGTAGATGATAATGAAGACGAGTTTAATATGGGTTTAGTCGACGGGTTGAGAGGAGATGATGTTTAATTTAGTTGTTATGGGTAACAACCGGGTTGTGTTCTGTTTAAATAGGCGTTTATTGTGCGGTGGCATTTTTGTAATAAAGGGTGAGTACCAATTGGGTCTCACTCAAACTTGGTGAAATGAATTGGGGAATGGGTCTCAATATATACTAAGAGTCCGTTAGCTTAGATTTGCCACGTGGCGGCCATCCGCTATAATATT